GATCGTTGCTTCCATTCAATGCGACCGATTTTGAGAGGCATGTTAAGCAAGTAACGAGCAAGGCAGAGGTGCTTCCAGTTCCGATAAAAACGGTATGGAACCCAACTACCTGCCCAGAAGAATTACTGCCTTGGCTAGCATGGGCTTTATCGGTTGATAACTGGAATAGTGATTGGCCAATAGCTGTTAAACGAGAGCAAATAGCAAACAGTATAGAGATTCATCGTCGCAAAGGTACGGTATTAGCCGTTAAGCAGGCTATGGCGGCATTTGGTGTGGTGGTGGGGCTTAAAGGGTGGTTTGAATTTAACGGACCACCCTATACGTTTTCGGTAATGGCTTGGGCTGGGGACAACTTTAGCGAAGACGCTCACCCTGTTTTGACTGAAGATTATTACCGTTCATTAAAGCATGCCATTGATTACTCCAAGCCTGTACGAAGTCATTACCAATTTAAGGTCGGTGTGTTGTTTGGTAGCGGCTTTTCAATTTGTACGATACATCAAATCAAATCTTACATTCGCGCTGAAGGTGAAATGACCTTTCCTGAAGCTCAGCATTTAAATCTGTTATCACCCAAGCGGGTATTACCGCAGTGTTCAGTGCGACTAATTCTGATTTAGAAGCCAATATTGTTGCAGTGGCGTTAGGGATCAAAGTTGGTCGCCAACATCAGCGGCTACCAAGTTAAAAAAAAGAAAAACGACGAATACCCGTTGGTAACGGTAATAAGCTGTCGCCGAACCAAATACACATAACAGCCATAGAAGATGGCCAGCAAGAGGCGTATTGGGTTCGAGAGGTTGGTTTCTACCTGGAGGATGATACTTTGCTGGCGGTTTGGAGTCACCCTTCGCAGCCGCTCGCCTATAAGGCTCCAGGTGTGGACTTGTTGCTGGCTTTTGATGTTGCTTTGAGTGTACTGTCCAGTGACAGCATCAATGTCATTGGTAATGATACTGTTAATCTTTCGCCTGCAACCACAACAAAGTTGGGCGTTGTTCGCTTTGCGACGGATACAGACGCGAAAGCGAGAGCGGTTAACAATGAAGTTGTTACGCCAAAAGGGGTAAGAGTACATGGTGATGCCCGGTATGCACGCGTATCGCATCGTCATCCGTGGAATGAAATTGATAGCAAGCCATCAACCTATCCTCCTTCAGGATATAGGCACACGTGGACCCAGATCGACAGTAAACCAAAAACCTTCCCACCACATCCAGTCATTAGTCATGACGATCGATATATACGCCTTACGGAAGTGCCTAGAGCCGTATATGTGGATGTGCGCACGACTGGAAACACGGCCACAGGAAGTACCGCTTTAACCTGGGCGCTAGCGATTCATCCAAATAGTGGTTTTAACAATAACGATCATTTGGTCGTGAAGTATAGAAACCGCTATGTGTGCGGAACCGGTAATGGCAGCGTCTGGTGGACCGATGAATACACTACGACATTTATCAAAGCTGGATCTTGGCGTTCGATCGCAACCAGTACCAACGGCTTCTGGGGATAATTATGAAGGTCATTGTAATCTTTAATAAGTTCACTGATCAGTACATTGGCTTAACTTATGCGACTGATCAGTGAACGTGGATGAGCCATCTTGTGATGAGACGCATTTTAAATATAAGATCGTCGAAATGGATGTCGATAAAGAGGTTTGGGAAGGGAACTATAACGATGGTTCAGTGATTCCTATTGCAAATCAGACCACGGTTATTACGGAGACCGAGCTGGATGCTGACTGCCAGGATAAGGTTTTTCGAGCATATCGCTATTACCATCAGCTCAATATTGTTTATCAGCTTTTAGATATACTGATTGAAAAGTCGGCATTAGACGAGGCGCTTTTGACTGAGTATCGTCGAATGCGTAAATACATCGACGATACAGTGGCTAACAATGAACGCTACAAGCAGGCGTATCTTACTCAAGATGGTTATGAGTACCGAAATAAAGAAACCGAACGCTCCGTATTAAATGCACAGCTTGAAGGTGGGCTTCACGAGGTTATAGGTCGTGCGCCTCACCCTGGTACACCACAATGATCAGTGTCTGGTCATACTTAGGCGGGGAGCAAACCCATACTATTAGGCAAATAATTGCTTTATTAGATGAAGCATACTGGCGTGACCGAAGTAGGCATAAACCTAACTTAGGTCTGAATGGTAAAGTTGGTCATTACTTTTCATGTGGTAGAGAGTCATTTCATGAAGCAATTCGTTTGGCTGTCGATGCAATCGAACCAATCATTCCTGGGTATGAATGTGAAGATTGGGTGGTTAACAGAACCCTCATCGGCGGGGGTATGCCTCCGCATATTGATAACGAATGGTATCTGGCAGTCTCACTCCTGTGTTTGCAAAGCAATAGCGGTGAGTTTCGTTGGTACGAAAACAATGATCTTGATAAGCCTCATTCCATTTTGGATAAATCAGGTCAGCTTATTCGTTTTAATCAAATGGACCTAGTTCGCTCGGTTCCAAGCGCATTATCTGAGCGCTACGTCATCATTTTTCTTTATAGGTAATTCAACATGAGTAAGACCATCAGTTCGCCGCTCTCATCTGAGCAGTGCGGGCAGCTATTGTCTGTGTCTCAGGAAAATACAGATGTATTTCGCAAGAGTGAAGGTGTTTGGCGCCGTATGGGCGCCAGTGGTAATTAGACTTTATCCAACTATCGATTCTTAAAGTATTAGCGAATGCCTGCATCACTAAGAACATTAATCGATGATCTATTGCCAGGCCATTTAGTGAAAAGTTCAAACGAAATTTGGCTGTTGCACTTTCCTGAAGGTGGGCAGTTAGCTCGCTTTAAAGCGAGTAAAGAACTGTTTAACTGCTTGTCGATTCCGCTCAATAGCAGAGGACAATTCACTATTTGGCAAGATGGGAAGCCTCAAGCGCTTACTAATAATGCAGGCGACTAATGCAGGCGACGCTTACTTATTTTCACTCGATACAGAGCATGAAGTACCAAGCACCAATCAAGAAGATTGGTATTTATGCTTTTTATTCTTACATCACATTGAGGTTATCCCAAATGCCTGAACAATTTTTACATGGTGTCGAAGTCGTTGAAATCGTTGAAATCGACTCGGGACCTCGCCCAATTCGAACTGTTCGATCATCCGTGATCGGACTTATTGGTACAGCGCCAGATGCTGACGATGATCAGTTCCCGTACCACACACCCATATTGATTGCGGGCAAACGCAGCGAAGCGGCGGGCCTTGGTCGAGATGGTACTTTGCCTGCAGCCATTGACGATATCTTCGATCAAACTGGCGCAATGATAGTCTTGATTCGAGTGCCTGATTGGTTTGATGAAGAGGAAGAATGGCCAAGCTTTGAGGAAGAGTTCGAAGGTCCGTGGTTGCCGAATGTTAGGCAGATTATCGGCGGCATTGATGATGAGACTGGTCAATACCTGGGTATTCAAGGCTTCTTAGCGGCAGAGAATGAAGTGCATGTTACACCACGTATATTGATCACCCCTGAGTTCAGTCAACACCCGGCAGTTGCTAATGAGCTGTTATCGATCGCAGAGCGTTTGAGAGCAGTCGTGATTGCCGATGGACCCAATTATAACGATGAAAAGGTCATCGACTATCGCCAAATGTTCGGTAGCTCTCGCCTGTACCTGGTTGATCCATGGGTGCGAGTGCGGGACGCAGAAGACAATGTCGAAGTGATTCGTCCAGCCAGTGCTCGAGTAGCAGGGCTCATTGCTAAATCAGACGCGGAGCGCGGATTTTGGTGGTCGCCATCCAATCGTGAAATTCGCGGTTTGATGGGCACTGCACGCAGTATTGATTTTGCTTTAGGTGATACCAACGCTCGGGCTAATTTCCTCAATGAAAATGAAGTGGCTACCATCATTCAAAAGGATGGCTTTCGCTTATGGGGAAATCGTAGTTGCTCTGCCGATCCAAAATGGGCCTTTTTAAGCGTGCGGCGCACTGCTGACATGATCAATGAGTCATTGCTTCGTGCTCATATGTGGGCCGTTGATCGAAACATTACCAAAACCTATATCGAAGACGTGCTAGAAGGCGTCAATGCCTATTTGCGGCATTTACGAACAGTAGGTACGATCATTAATAGTCAAGCTTGGGCCGATCCTGAATTGAACACGCCCGATCAAATAGCCCAAAGTAGAGTCTATATCGACTTTGATTTTACGCCGCCTTACCCCGCCGAACACATCACATTTAGAAGTCACTTAGTGAATGATTATCTGGTAGAAATTTTGCCAGATGCAACTTAACGGAGACGAACATGCTAGATGATATTTTAAAAAATACGGCCTTGTTCGTCGACGGACGAGGCTTCGCAGGAAATGTGGAAGAACTCACACTGCCAAAACTCACTTTAAAAACCGAGGAGTTTCGCAATGGCGGTATGGATGCACCCATCGAAGTTGAGATGGGTATGAAAAAACTCGAAAGCGAATTCACGCTCACACGTTTTGACAAAAATGTATTGAAGCTATTTGGCTTGGCCCCTGGCCAGCTTACCCCGTTAACGATACGTGGTGCAGTGATTTCAGATGACGGAACGCAAACAGCCGTGGTGGTAAACCTTCAGGGTATTGTGCGTGAAATGGACCCTGGTAATTGGAAGCCCGGTGAAAAAGCGACCCTGAAGATCATGCTAGCGCTGCGTTACTACAGACTAACCAACGGTGGTGACGTTGTTCATGAAATTGATGTCCCCAACATGGTTCGCACCATTGGCGGTGTCGATCAGTTATCTGCGGTTCGTTCCGCGCTAGGCATTTGAGGAGTTGAGTATGCAAACCGAAAAAATATTACGTAATTAAGCCAACCACTCATAGCCGCAAAAAAGTAAGTTACGATGATGAGTTAGCTTTAACAGAATCTCAAGCCCGACCACTCCGCAATGGTGGCTTTGTTTCACCCGATAAAGCAGCGGCACAACGCATCGCAGAATTGGTGAAAGAAAACCAAACACTGCAAGCAAACAGAGACCAAGAAAGCGAAGCGCAAACTGAAGCAGGCACTGAAGCAAAAAGTGAGGCCAAGTAATGAATAAACTAAAAAATTGAACTAACTCATCCCATCAGCATCGACGGTACTAAATTAAGCGTGTTGCAACTACGTCGGCCCAAAGTGCGCGACATGCTCAGTGTAGAAAAGAGCGTTGATAACGATGCCTAAAAAGAGATCTAGTTGTTTGCCAACCTATGTGAACTTACACCGGAAAACTTGCTCGGCTTGGACATGGCTGACTACTCAAAGCTGCAAAAGGCCTATCAAGATTTTTTGTCTTAAGCCCGCGTGATGCTCGTTACGCTTTAGTTACTCTGGCCAGCCATACCGGTTGGGCACTTTCTGAATTGCTTGAATTGAACGGCCATGAACTTATGGAGT